GTGTAATTTACCCAAAAGGAGCAGTTTTACCCAAAATTTCACCAAAAAAAGAGGAATATAACGGTTCTATCAAGGTTTTTGAGACATTTAACAACAAAAGTGAGGTAAATCAGTCAGATTGGCAGGATGAATTAGCTCCTGACAGACCATTTAAGGAAACTTTGGATGCAATCAACAAAGATCCAAGACTTTCATTAGCTATTGAAACTTATACTCAAATGATATTAGGAAAAGGATTAAAGATTGTAGCAAAGAACAAAACAATACAGGGAATCATTGATGAATGGTTTGCAGAATCAGGTTTTGATGAATTTTTAGAAGATGGATTGATTTCATATCTTGGAACAGGAAACTGGATCATAGAAGCTTCACCTGATTACTCTGAATTTGTAGAAGTGCCAATTACAACAGTAAAATCAGTAGAAAGAAATGCACAAGGACACATAAAGAGATATGTTCAACACGTTAATGATAAGGATATTTTTTTCAGACCACAGGAAATCATACATTTCAAACTAACCAATGTAGCAAGAGAGCCATTTGCTAGAGGATTATTCCATTCAATACTTTCAGATTATGAAGATCCAAGAACAGGTAACATATACGATTCACCACTTATCCAGATGAAAGAGATAGAACACGCTATGGCAGAAATATTCAAAGGTCATGCAGATCCTACAGTTATGTTCCACTTTGAGGATGCAGGAGAACAATTTATCAAGACTCAGGCAGATGCCTTGAAGAATATGAGAAAAGGAAGCAAAATAGTTACCGATAAACAATTCGATATGAAGATAGTAGAGAGTTCAGGCAACTCCAAATTTGAAGGCTATGTAGAGCATATGCAAAGAGACCTTATAGAGCCTGGAAGTAAATTCCCATTACAATTCTTCAACGCAGGATTTACTGCAAGAGCAGCAAGTGAATCAACCGACTCTGTTCTGATCAGAAAGGTCAAAAGAATACAGGTAAGATTCGCAGGACAATTAAAGAAAAACATAATCATTCCATTGCTCCAATCAAAAGGCAAGAATGTAAAGAGTACTGAACTACAGGCTTTCTTTGAAACACCTACAAAACAGGATGCAACTGTTCAGGATGTAATTACTGCCTTCAGAGATAATATTATCAGACGTTCAGAGGCAAGAAAATGGTTCATTGAGAATACCACAGTATCCAATTTCATAGATCAATCAGATATGGAAGATGAACCTCCAATCACATCAGTTACACCTACTGGGCAGTTAAGGGATATGCAGAATGGAAGATTTGGGCCTGACCTTATATCAAAGAACAGTAAAGTTGGAGATGATGATACTGATGAGACCGACTAACAGATCTGAAAATAGACCTATAAGAATAACTGATGTTGGTAATTATTCATCATTTAATACTGTATTTGGAGAAATGATTCAGAGTCCTAGATCTTCAAGAATTGTAGAGGAATTTCAATACAATATAAACACATTAACTCTTACAGAAACAGAGACAAACAATGGAACAGTAACACAAGGAGATTCTATGGCAATACTAACATCATCAACTACATCAAACGGTAGGGCAAGATTAGAAAGCAAAAGGAAACTAAGATATAGACCTGGACACGAAGGTTATGCCTTTTTCACAGCACTATGGGCTAATGGTGGAGTAGCAAACGCTACACAATACGCAGGATTATTTGATTCTACTGACGGATTCTTTATTGGTTACAATGGAACTAACTTTGTAGTAGGCAGGAGAAAGGACTCATCAAATACAACTGTAAATCAGGCTAACTTTAACGGAGATCATTCCTTTAACAGTATAGTTACTTCCAATCTGAATATCTTTATGATTACTTATGGATGGCTAGGAACTGCACCTGTAAACTTTTGGTGGATGAATGAAAGAGGGGAATGGATCCTAATTCACAGAATGGAACTTCCAAACACATTAACAGGGCCTAGCGTTACAAACCCTGTTTTACCTGTGGCATTTGACGTAACAAAGACATCAGGCTCAGAATCAATAGTAATGAAAACAGCATCATGGCACGCAGGTATTGTAGAACCAATAGAAGTTAGAGCAGCTGGAGACAGATACTTTTCAGCAGGTGCAGCAGGATCCACAATATCAACAGAGGAAGTATTATTAAACGTGAAAAACCAAACAACATTTCAAAGTAAAACAAATAAGGTTGAAATAATTATAGAGTTCTTTGAGGCTTCATCAGAGGGAACAAAACCTGCAATCATTGAAATTTACAAGAATCTATCAATAGGAGGAACACCTGTTTGGGGAGATGTAGATGCAACCAATAGTGTAGTACAAACAGACACAGCAGGCACAGTAACACCTGATCCAACCAAACGTCTATTTTCAATTCACTTGGCTAAATCAGATTCTCACGCTGTTCAAGGACTACCTAGTTTCTATCTTCTACCAGGAGAGACACTTACAATAACAGGACAATCAGCATCTAACACAGATTTAAACTTTTATATGCTTTGGCGTGAGGAGTTTTAAATACTTCTCTATATTGCTTTTGAGGAAAAATATATATGGCTAAAAGAATAGCAGGTGTAGCTTTAATGCCTAGAGAATCTAGGAATGGTATATATTATGACGTAGAGGAACTAAAGAAATTTGACGGTAAGATAGTACCATTAAGGGTAGAACATGGTGGCCCAAGCACAAACATTGGTCAGGTTACATTTAAGTTTGATGAGGAGAAATCCCAAGTAAAATATGAGGCAACAGTAACAGATCCCAAATGGCAACAGATCCTAGACAATGAACAGTATCAGGTATCTATAGGAGCTTCAGTACTAGAACAAAGGGAATTATGTGATGAAATGAGAAAAAAATGTTTAAACAGTCCAGTATTAGGGGAAATATTAGAATTATCAGTAGTAAGAACTCCTGGAATACCTGAAAGTACAATGACAGTTATTGAGCATAATGTGGACACATTATTTGTCCTTGAAAATGAAATACCTTCAGCATTTGGAGGATTTTTAGACTCTCAAAGATTATTGGCAGAAATCCAGACAGGATTAAGAGTTAAAAATAAAGATATGTCTCCTGAAGATATAGACAGAAAGGCAAATGACATTATGACTCAATTAGAGAAATCATTTATGACAATTATCAATCCTCCACAGCCTGTAGTAATTCAACAACCAAACAATACTTCCGATATACAAACTGCACAAACTTCAACCATGACTAAAGATCAATCTGAAAAAGTCTCAGAGAAAATCGAGGAAAAAGTCAAAGTAACTATCGAAACAGATGGTGAAATCGAAGTAGGCAAAGCAGAAACTAAGAAAGAGGATGCACCTGTAAAGGAAGCACCACAATCTGATGTTTCTGAAAAAGTAGCTGAAAGAATTGAAAAATCCAATGCAGACACCTTGAAAGCAGTTATCGAAACTGTACAAAAGTCTTGGCAACCAAAATCAGAAGTTGCTGAATCTGCAGAACCAAAAGGTTTTGTTGAAGAAGCATTTACTGATGAAAGTGCAAAAGCATTTTTGAACAAAATATTCGAGACTGGTTATGGTAAGATGAAATTGGACAAAGAAGGATGGATTGCAGCACATACTTTCGCAAAAGAAGGTTCAAATGGCACAGTCCAAGAAGCAATTTCTACATCAGGAACAATTCCTGGTATTAAACAATCTTCAAACATCGCAATTCAATTAGGTTCTAAAACTGCTATCCCAATCAGACAGTACGGTCAATTCCAAGCTGTTCCACAGGGAACAAATACTGCAAGATTCTACAGAATCACAGTACCAGATGCAGGAGCCATTACCGAATCACCAACAACTGATATTACTGCAGCAACCCACACACTAACTGCAATCTCTGTAACCTGTTCAATCAGGGGTTGGAGACAAGTAGTTGAGAAAGCCGAATTAGAGGATTATCCTGCATCTTTCTTAAACGCATTAAGAGAGACCGCAAGATTAGAGGCTATTCGTGATGAACACAAACTAATTGTTCAAGACCTTGCAGCAACAGATCATGACTTCGGTGGCACTACCACAGCACCTTACCATATTGGAGGTTCTGATGGAGCAGCAACCACAACCACTACAGAAGAAGATGCAGACGGTGAGATGGATGAAGATGGAATTACTTTCGCAAAAAGATACCTTGAAAAATTAGGCAATGATACCTCTCCAGGTAACTTAATTGCCTTCATTACTCCAAGAGCATTTGAAAGTCTAATTTCATCAACAGGTCTCTCACAATATACCATGATTGGTAATCCAAGTATTACCAGATTAGGTGAAATGGAGAGATTGTATGGTGTAGATATAGTAGTTACCAACGAAATTCTAGGAACCCAAAACAACGCAGACAGAAACCTTGTTTGTGTAAAGGGTAAAGCTTGGGGATTAGCTTCCCAAAGAGATATGGAAATTGAGTTCCAAAAACAAATCGCAGGTCAATACTGGGATATTGTATGGACTCATAGAATTGGTGTAGACATTCTCGATCCAAACGCATACATTATCGTCTCAACTGTAAACAGTTAGGCATAATTTTTTTTCTTTTTTTACTTCTATATAATACGACTATATAAACAAATTTACGGATTGGTTAAATGGTGATATGTCAGATGAAGTCAAT